TCGTGAATCTTCTTGTAATAGATTTGTAGGTCCATGGCTGTCTCTCACGGGGCCGGCTGGTCCGGCCCCAACGCCTTCCCATGCTACGAGTTCACTTGCACGCCGAAGTTGTTACGAATAACTGCGCAACCGTAAAGCACATCCACGGTGAACTGTTGCGCTAGAGTATTCGGTTGGTAACTCATCACTACCCGCATGCCGAAGTTGCCCATCTCCGCATAGTGGGCGACGGCGCCGGTTCCGTACAAGGGCTGGGGCAACCTGCGGATGACTAACCCAATCGCGTTCTTCGTGAAACCGATGTTGTGCGTCGTCATCGGCGAGCTTCCCGTGTACGAGATATATTGCGATCGAAGCACGAAGAAGTCCTTGATCTTTCCTACCGCACCGTCGATTAACGCACGCAGTCCGGCTTCACCGGCAGTCTGAAATTCGCTGAACCGCTCGATCTGACGCAGTTGCGAATAGGTTGCGGCGTCCACCACCAGATACTTCGGCTCCGACGGTGGAACCTTCGCTGAGAATAAGGCACTCTCCGCTTGATCGATGACTGCCTCCACGATCGGCGTGCCTGGTGTGCCCACTGGAGTATTCGCCGTGAGCCCGGCATACAGGCTGAGTAGGTTCGTCTCGATGCTCTCGGCGATCGCCACTACTGCGGGTTGCATGTAGACCTGCAAGAGGTCCGGCACCGCCAGCACCTTGGTTACATCTGGTATTTGGAAAGTAGCTTCGGCATGGGTGTTCAGGACGATCTGCGCATTCCCCAGGTTCGGGTTCTGCGGCTGCACCTGGCCTCCCTCCGCTATGTTGTTCGCCACGAGTGTCGGCGGAATCGGAATGTTTACGGTGTCTCCGGCCTGCGCCAGAACCGGTTCATAATCGCGGTTGACCAGGTTACCCATCACGAGGTTCCCGACCAAGGCGGGCAGAGCGTCTGCCGCCACCAGCTTCACGATCGCGCTGGCCACATTAGCTGATGTTATCGTCGCCATTCATTCTCCTAAGTGGAGCAGGCTTTCCTGCCCGTCCGCTGAAATCAGGCATTTCTGCCTGTCCTACTTAAATGCCCCTCAGATTCTGAGAAGCGACACGCAGGATCTCTTTCCGCACACGCTCCATCTCTTCCGAACTCATCCCGGGCTTGATCTTATCCAGGTCCACGCTCTCCACCCCCTCGCGGGGTGCTTTGTGTGCGGCGGTAATGCCGGACCCTCCTGAAATCCTCGCCGGCAAGAACTCGGGGTTCTCACTTACGAACCCTGTCAAATATTCCTTAAGCGGCACTTCACCGCTGTCGCTGTGCGCCATAAGCCGGCCATCTTCCGACCGGAACACGCCGTCCTGCACGGCCTTGTATGCCAGGTCGACTTTTGCTACACCCAACCGTTGCAGCTCCGCCCGGATCGCTGAAGCTCTCTCTGCCTTCTCCGCGGCTTGGCGGCTGCGCTTGCTTTCCTCCTCGACTTCGCTTAGCCGTCGCTCCAACTGTTCCCGGCGCTTGCGCTCCTCCACCAGTTCCGTCTTGTACGCCGGCTCGGTCTTTGCTTGCTGCTCCTCCACAAACTCCTGGAGCGCCTGCTTGACAATCTTCTGCACGTCTGTGTCTTCCATAACTTACCTTCCCCTCGGTTTTGCCGCGCATCTTGCTCGGCGCCTCCGGCTTACATCGTAGTTACCGGCACTTATTGCTGTGCGTCGATCTCCTGTACGATCTGCATCTTGACCTCCTGTCTCACGTCCGACAGGAACTTGAGCGCCAGTTTCTTGAAAACCTGCTTCGTCAGTGTCGGCGACTCGATTCCCAAACTCAAAAGCTTCCCCGCATCATCCAGTTCGTTGCTAAAGTCCCCGATATCGAATTCGTCAAGTCCGGAGACATCGATTGCGATGTTGTCTTGCCGGGCCGCGGCGATAGCCCGCAGGACTTGCTTCATCGCCTCCTTAACTGCATCGCCGTAAGCTCGGAGCACTTCCTGTGTGATGCTGAAATCCCTTTGTTTGCTGGCGCCCGACTGACGCAGACTTGTCGAATCTGGCCCGGTAGCGTGCGTCATCAAATAACACAC